CTTGGGGTACTAGTAGCGGAAGTTTTATAACATCAATGTTTAATTCTTTCGCTAACTGGTATTTGCACAAGAAGGCCTTTATTGCGATATATTCTGAAGAAGATTGGAAAGTGGTGGAAACCACTTTTACAGGAGATGATTCAGTTTTCTCAGTACCGGAGAAGTATGAAAAATACAATATGCAGTATCTGTCTGAGTTCTTTAAGGAGACAGAGGCTATGGTATATACTTCACCGACGAAAACAAGTGAAATGACTGTAGAGTGGGAAGACTTACAGTATTTGAAGAGAAAATTTGTGTTGGGACACGCTGGAATTATGGCCCCGTTAGCTGAGAGATCAATAGCTAACATGGTTAAATGGACAGACACCAACCAAGACTTAGTAGTAATGACATCCGTCGTTAACTCGGTACTACTTGAAGCATGGCACTATGGAGAGGAATTTTATAACAAATGCTTAGAGTGGGTAAAGAGAGAAGAACGACGCTTGGAAGTTATTTTCAGAGTCCCAGACTGGAAGGGAATGAAGACCCTTCGTGAGCCTGATTATTAGATAACAGGACCGTCCGCGGGTGGACGTTAAATATCCCCCAACCTTCGTGAGTTGTAAAATCACGGCGTATACGCCTACGTACAGGCTGCGAGCTGGAAGACAGCGGGGAGTGTTATCCTGACAACAGAAATAGCCGTCAATTTGAAGGGACGTAGGCCTTCGAGGATCTAGGGACTAAGTTTCAACCTAGGTTCGTTTAATGAAACTATGACAACAACACAAACAACAGCAGTAGACGGCGTTCAGGCCGTAGCTCCTCAAAAGATGACGGAGCCAGTGGAAACTTCATTGTTTACCACACCCACTATGACCTTTGGTGAGGTGGGAAAGACAACAGAGCAGGAGACAAGTGGATATGAGTCAAACGCTCATGGAGTAGGACACTTTAATGCCAACAAACTCTTGGAGAGAAATGTGTTGGTAAATACTTACAACTGGCCAGTGAGTTTAGGCGGGAGTGCCTTGTTCTCATTGGATGTTGATAAGTTTTTAAGACAGTATGCGCGAAACTGGGAGATTTTGAGACAGTTCAGATATTACCGATCCGATATAGAGGTGACAGTTCGTTTAAATACGAATCAGTTCTATTTCGGAGTTCTTATGGTTAATATGTGGCCTGGAAACGAAACAGGAAATTGGGAAGATGAATTAGCCGTGTTGGATCCAACTATTATTTCAGCATCTTGTGCTGAGGCAGTAGTTAAAACATGGAAGTATTCTTACCCTTATGCATGGAAAACAAGTCAGTACACCGATCAGGGTACCCCAGTTAATCTTAATGGTCAGATAGTAGCTTCTTTAGCTACTGCTAGTCCGGACATGCCAGATTCGATCACTGTGAGTGTGTGGGCGAGGTTCAAGAATATTGAACTCGCCTACCCTTGCTTACAAGATGGACCACCATTTAAGATTTATGCTCAGAGCGCAAAAGGAGGCCTAAAGGTAAGATGGCCTAAGAAGAGAGGTGGGGGAACTCATCCCTCATCAGATCCAGGTTCTCATGCAGGTTCAAACCCCGCAGGAGACCTTATGGATGCAATAGGAAGTGTATCCATCAGCGACGCCGTCGATGGCGTAGGACAAGTGATGGATTTTGTTTCAGACAATTGGGGCGGAGTTACAGGATTGCTAGGTTTACTGGATAAGCCTGACCGTGTAGATCCGCAAAGCTCAATGATTGTAGAAGCAGCTTCCGATATGTATTCAGCAGACGTGCCTGACACTAATGTGTCGATTGGACTTTATAAGGATCGTTATGTTGACCCAGGAATGAGCAGAATGCCTATGACTAAGTCGTGGACTATTTCGGATTATGCCCGAATCCCCGGCCTTAGGGCGGTTTTGCAATTCTTTGCTAATTCAACAACCCCAGCTACGTTTGACCTTATTCGTAGAGTGGGAACAGATTCTAATCGAATCCCTCTTGATTATGCGTTTTTAAGCGCTTTTCAATGGAGGGGTTCCGTAAAGTTACATTTGGCTTTTTATACATCAGCATTTACCTCAGCTCGATTTGTAGTTCAATATATAAATCAAACTGAGTATCCTGATTCTTGGGAGACAAACTATGCAGATGGCCTATCTCGGGTCATTGATGTTAAAGGAGATACAAATGAGACAATCACGCTACCGTGGATGTCACGTCTTTGGTGGAGCACTAATCCAGACCCTAGAGTTCGAATTACTAGGGTGTCTGAGATGGCTTCAACTGATCCGTCTACGGACGCTAAAATTTATTGCTTGGCTTGGGTGGCTGGTGGAGAAGATATTCAATTTGCTTTTCCGAGAATACCGCTAGAGACTGAATGGCCTTATCGAGAGGTGACTCTTAAGAAGGAAGCTCAGTCTTGTCCTGCGGAGATATTCAAATCTACCTTTCCGCCCATTGCAGAAAATACATTTTACGATATAGATCGCGGTTATTGTACGGGTGAGATTATTGGCCCTATAACCGATGTCGCAAAGAGATATTCACCTCTTCCTAAAGCTTCAGGCTTTAATGAGGGGTTTATTGATTCAGAAATGCTAGACAGTTATTTTTATAACCCTACGTCTGGTGATTCCTATGCGATATGGCAAGCCTTCCGAAATACTTTTTATGGAAGTTGGCGTGCATGTTTCCTCTACCGCTCAGGTGGATTTAGATGGAGACAATATCCAAATCGTAATGTGAATTGGCGCATTACAAGCAATAGCGATTGGGAGGGAGTGACCTATACCCCCCCTTTCGACGGGACTGACCGTATTACAGTCCCTCAGCTCATGCAAGTGCCTTTTGGCGCTCTTGGAGCTCCGAACCATGGCTTAAGCGTTATCAGCGTTGCCACGGCTTCAAATAGTACGACCAATTACATCGCCGCTCGCGACGATGTTCAATTTGGATACCCAATCCTTCCGACTGGTATACCTGTGCCTTATGTCCCTCCGGACATAAAGGGCAAGGAAAAACGGAAGGGTGAACCCTCTCTTAATGTGAGTTCTAGAGTGGTCAAGTAATTGGAGGTTTAGAACAAAAAAAAAA